TTGTGTGCAATCTACCTTGCTCAGTCCAAATAATTTGATCTGAAGTAGAAGGCATCTCCGCAGATACCATACGTAAAAAAGAACCAATAGATCTGTTTCCATATCTTTCAACTTCTTGTTCGTATACATCTGGTAAAAATTGTTGAGCCCACTGATTAAAACTTGAATCAGTAAAATCGATATAGTTCCCTGAATATAGTGCCTTAGTTTGAGTTGGTTGTAAGGCAGCGGGAACACCACTTGTAAAAGCCATATTTTAAAATTTTTAAGTTATTATTATTGTTTAAATTTAACGCGCAACTTATCCGAAGAATTACCTGAAACAACTCTAATTTTATCGCCTGAAGATGTAGTAACTACAGAATTATCTGTTCGAGGGGTCATGTCAATATTATTAGCTTTTTTAGCAGCTTCTTTTATAGCATCGGCACGGCCTTGCTCATAGAAGTGATTAGCTATTTTATCGGCATTTCGCCCTGCAAATAATGCTTTATGATAATCATTAGCATTACCTAAAGTTCCATCTTCAGCAACATATTCATTAATGAAGTTTTTTAAATCTGACTGGTATTTTTTTACATTTTCTGCATTGTCTATTTTAAATCGATATTTGTTTTCACCAACCTGAAAATCAAAACCTTTGAAATCTTTATTGAAAACTTTTTCTGTTCGATCTAAAAATGTTTTTTGTTGCTTTGACCAATCTTCTTGTTCTTGTTGCTTAATATTATAATACTCCATTGCTTTAATATACTTAGGATCAACATCTTCTTGCTTTCTTAACTTAAGATCTGCATAATATTGCTTCTTAGAATTATCAAAATGCTTTTGAGCATTATAAAGTTCCTCTTTAAAAGCTAATTTTTTAGCTTTTATATCTGTTTGTTCATCTGTATCTTCATCATATGAAAAATTTTTATTCATTAAAAAATTTAAATCTTCAGAATCAAGATGAGGTTTTGTAGACTTATAATATTCTCTTAAAAGAGATACGTTATCCATTGATGAAAAGTCTCTATTAAGATTAACATAATCTTCAAGAGTACCACCAGTTTCTTCCATAAATTTTATAAGATTGTCTACATTTTCTGGAAGCTTTTGTGTTTTAGCTTCCGGTAATATTTCTTTTTGTTCCTGTGCGGGCTCGGGTTCTTTAACGCTTGTATCCACTCGTGCCTCGTCAGTTGTATTTTTTTCATCTGTAACAAGTTCTAAAGGTGATTCTATTTCTTCCCTCGGTTCTTCTTTGTTACTCGTATTTTCTTTTTCTTGTTTATTTTCTCCGGCAGGCTCTTCAGACTTTTCTTTGTTTTCTTCTTGAACCTTTTCGCTAGTTTCGGATCCGTCGCGTACAGATACCTCATTTGTGCTTTGCTTTTGAACGGCATCCTCTTTTGGTTTTTGTGGTTTATCTAAATTTACTTTGTAAACACCATCAGGTTGCAGGCCATAATCAGGGCTTACTTCCCCTTCTTTTACAGCTGTTTCTAAAACAGCAGCTTCTTTTTCTTGTGGTGAAGTTTCTTGTTTGTCTTCAACCGCTTTAACTTGTACTTGTTCTTCCATAATATATAATAAAATAATTAAACTATTGTTTACTTAGGTTCAAATCTTGATAAATCAAACCCACCTAATACATCGTTTCCTTTAGATTCAAAAGATTTTTTAGGTTTTTCTGTTGCCGGCGGACCGGTTATTTTTGAAACAGCTATTTTTTCTTTAGTAGCATTTTGTTTTTCAACTAATTCTTTTTGTGCTTGTAATTCTAATGCTTTTAATTGTACATTAAGATCATACTCAAATTGCATTAATTCTCTTTTAGTTCTTGCTTCAACTTCTAATTTTTTAATATCAAATTCATTTTCAGCATTTGATACTTGTATTTTAGAATCTGTTTTTATTTGTTCAGCTTGTGCTTTAGCTTGTTCAATTTGTATTTGTGCTTGTCCCTGAGCTTCTGCTTGTGCTACAGATGCGGCTTGTGATTTTTGTTGATCAGTTGCATCTTTTTTAATTCTTCTAAATTTTAATAATTGATTAGCTAATTTTGTATTATTAATTGCTCTAATATCAATTGCATCTTCTAAAAATATACTATTTTGTGCCAATGCTGCTTGTATATTAGCTTCTAATAATGATTTTTCTTCTACGTCAGGTTCAAGCTCTAAAAATATACCAAAATCATGCATATGCAGTTCTTTTAATTCTTCTAAAGAGCCTACAGTAAATTTACCTAATGCTGATATAAATGCTTTTTTCTGAGGATGATAATTTAAAACATCTTTAAATCTTAAAGAAATTGCTTCAGCTAATGATAAAGTAATATACATACTGCTGTGTAATATATGTCTTGTTGCAGTATTACTATTAGCTGCCGCTAATTTTTGTACTCCCACTAATGCTTTTGGATCCGGATCAGAACCATCTCTTGCTTCGTTTAATCCGGTAATATCACGTATCATTTGTAGATACTGGTTATACGCTGCTATTAAAACTTGTATTTGGTTACCACCACCTCCGGGTAATTCTTGTATAGGAACTTTACCCTGATTAGGATCTCCATCAACAGTTAATGATCTACCAATAATAGATCCTGTTTGAAAATACATATTCAAAGCTTCTTGTGGGTTATAGCTTGTGCCATTACCAAGATCTATTTCAGCTAAGCCGTCTGCATCAATATATACACCAGAAGGTGTCATTCTTTGAATAGCTTGCTGTAATTTTAAATGTGTTAATTGAATTAAATCTGCATAAGGAGTCATTTTTGAAACAAGAGATGTTACACTACCTTTATACAGTCTAGGTGCACTTACAATATAATTCATCACAACCTTATTAGTATTAGACTGTGGTCGAATCATATTAGTTGCTTTCTCCCATTTTAAAATAATGTCTGTTCCTAAAATAAATACACCTTCATATACTACTTCTCTAGTTTGTGCAACTTTTTTAAACCTAGTTCTTTTATCTTTAGGTGGGTCAAAAGAATCATTTTTTTCAATAGCCTTACTTGCACCGGAAGAAGTTTCTTTTATTTTATATACATCGTTTTCCCATGTTTTCCAATTAAAATATAATACAGTTAAAGTATTATAATCATCTTCATAATTATTATTATAATCGCTTATATCATTATAAGATGTGTAATTAGAACCTTTTTTAGTTAAATTATATATTTCCTCATTATTTAAATTTGGAAATTGTTTTTTTAATTCATTAACTTTTATTTTTTTAACTTCTCCAAAATAATAACAATCCTCAAAATTAGGATCTTCAGTATAAGACCAAACTAAATTAGCAGGATCAACATAGTCTAAAACAATACCATCTGTATTATTAAATGTATGCTTTGCTGCTGAAATACCTAGAACAGCTAGATCGTAATCTAATCTTCTTTTTAATTCATTATATTTATTCCTTAAAAATATGTTGTCAATAGCTTGTTCTTGTGCAATTTCAATACCTTGTTTATAATTTAATTGCATATAAAGTTCTAACTCTTCTGTGTTAGCAGGTAATTCTGACTCTGGAATATTCCTTGCATTAACGCCAAGCTCTGCCTCTATTTGAGTTAATATTTCTTTAGCTGCTAAATCTCTTTGTATGCTTTCAACAAATTTTGTTCTTTTACCAGTAGCTATAGTATCTTGTGCAAAAGCTTTTACTGAAAAAAGTCTGTCTTGCATACCATTAACTACTATATCTATAAACTTAGGAATTATAGGTACGGGTTTCCAATCAAGATTTAAATAAGATAAATCGCCGTTTATAGCAAATTCATCTTTATATTTTCTTATTGATTGTTCTCCTCTAGCATAGAGTCTTAATCTATGATACTCATCTCTAGCTTGGAAATACCTGCCGTTACCTCGGTCTTTATTAAACCAGTCTTGCTCTATTGCCCTGGCCACTTTTAAACCATACTCAGATGTTTTTTTCTCTGAGTCTGATACAGCTTGGCTTGGAAACTGTGCAACTTGCCCTGTAGTTTTTGCCATATTTATTTAATTAATTCGCTTCTTAATCCCTCATTCTTATATTTAGAAAAAGAAAAATCTAATTTTTTTGTTTGTTTTTCCATTGCTGGTTTATACATATGTTTTCTGCATGCCATTATTGCTAATCCACTACTAATAGATGCATCAAATGCTGTTCTTTTTAATATATCAAATTTTGCCCAATCTTCAAGTGTTCTTTGAAAATACATATTACCGTGGTTATTTTCTTTTTTGCCAACATATTCTTCTATGTATGACTCTATAGCCGCCGCGTGAGCTTGTTTTATGTCTTCAGATGTATTAGGTATTCCACCTAATTCAATTTCTGTTTTAGATAAATTAGATTTTAATTTGTCAGGTCGGTTCATTGAAAAACCTCTATAACCTCTTCTTTTAAAATAATATAAAAGTCTTGGTTTATTATTTTCAGCTAATATTGGCATTCCATAAAACGAACAAGCCATTAGTACATCCTCAAAAAATATTTCAGCAGTTTGAGGGCGTGCAACGTATTCTAAAAAAAATTTATTGATAGGTACGTCACTAACCATTGAAAAAGTAGTTAATCCATGCAGTGCCCCATTTGAACCACCACCACCTACTGTTCCTGATATATCATATGAGTCACAGCCAAAAGCACCTAATCCATCATTACCAGGATATTTTATACCATTTTTTTCTATTATATTGTTTTGTAAATGTTTAGGTGGAATCCAGCTTAATTTAAATCTTCCTTTTTTTTGTGGTATCCAAATTGCTTTTGAATCTTTAATACCTTTTTCCCAACTAAAATTACCTTGCGTAACATGTCCCTTAGATGTCATCTCCTCATTAAAATCTATTTGCTCATATATTTTAGTGAGATTAAATAATGAATTTAATGTTTCGTCTCTAAATGCATGTTTTTCTGAACGAGGAAATTGTCTATAATATTCGTTTAAACTATCAGAATCATTTTTTAAACCTTCAACCTCGTTTTCCCAATGCTCAATAACTCCTGTGTATATTTTTTCACCATCAATTCCTTTAACCGCTTCCTGTGGGCTGTTGAAGACAGGATAACCATACTTGTCAATAAATCCTTCGTAGCCCCATTCCATAGGTAAGAACAAAGCATATAATCCGCTTGAAGTCTGACCATTGCGATTTCTTTTTGTAACATCTGAGTCATAATAAAGTTTTTTAAAATTATCACCACCCTTATTTAAAGCATTAGACGTTGATCCCATCATACACTTACCTACAATTTTTGAACCCAATCGCAAACAGGTTTTAGTTACTCTCCAGTTATTTAAAATATTATCCGGACGCTCCCACTTACCGGATTCATCGTGTACCAAGAGTTTAAGTTTTTCTCCATCGTATGAGTTGTCTCCTGTGTTTTTCCAATCAATAGTAGTGTCAAGCCCTTTCCCAATTTCAATCTCTTCTGTGTCTGTGCTTTTAAGTGAATTCCTTGTAAGCTTTCTTGACGGTACTTTATAAGAGATTTCTGTTTTTGGTCTTTCCATCCCATCTTGTATAGGCTTGAAAAAGAACGGGTAATTTGTGGATATTGGTACAATCTTATCAGTAAACATTTTTTTAGCGTCTGCTCCTGTTTTTGACAACACACCAAATCTTGAATCTTTAGTAGTTGTTGCAATGTTAACCGCTTCTGAACTTGCCATGAAGGAAAAACCAGACCGTCTGTTTTTGAGGTAGCACATTCCATAACATCGGGTATCTGCTTTACATGCTTCCCAAAAATAAAAGAATATTTTGTTTGCTTGTCTAAAGTCGGGTGCACCCACATCAATTTTTGTCCAATTAAGATACATATAGTGCGATCCTGTAAGATAGGTTTTTGTGCCGTTACACATAAACCAGTAGCCATCATTACGACGATCAAACTCTTCATTAATATATTTATAATACTTTTCTTTAATATTTTCTTTATTGAGTTTGAAATCATATATACTTTTTATTCTATTTAAAGATTCAGGCCTTTCCCTTTGTGTAAATACTTGATCTTCTTTTTTAATTTCAGATCCGTATACTTTATTAGGAGTTTTAGGTATTGCTATCTTTAGGCCTTGAACTTCATATATATTACCTATAGTACCGTCTTTGCTTATTACTACACAATCTAAATCCTCATTATATCCGTAATCGTATTTTTTATGTTTGTTTTTATTTTTTACTTTTTTATCGTCTAAATGGCTTGTATGAATTGAATATAAACTTTGTTTGTACATTATTTAATTCTATCTTCTACACCTAAAAACTTTTCAGATTTTTTTTCCTGTTTATCTTCAGATAATTGTTCAATTTTTTCTACAATCTTTAATGAATCATCAATTGCAACCCATTTTGCTTGTGCTGCTATTTTAGCTTTTTCAGGATCTAATTCTTGTAAATTTATTTCTTGTCTAATAACTTTTTCAAGTTCTACTAAAGCTTTTTCAGCAGCATCAATAATTCTTTGTTTTCTCGCCATAGTTTATGCTTATATAATTTGATAAAATTCTGTACAGTTTTTGGCCATCTATATTAAATTCATATTCAGAATTAGGTTTAAACCCCACCACGTCGCCTTCGGATATTCCTAAACCTTTTAAATACTTATTGCTATACACAAGCACTCCTTGCAATTCTTTTTCCTTTAAACCGTCCCATTTTGATTCTTCAGTTATTGGCTTAACAAAACAAAAGTTATCAAAACAATTCCATTTACTTCTTCTTTTGTAAGCAAACACTTCCTCTGGTGATACTATATATTCATTTTCATTTATAAATGCTGATGAATTTTTTTCAATACCTCTTATATCATACCACCTTCTAAATACATTATGATGTAAAATAACTTTATCGCCTTCTTTAGCTGGTGTTTTTATAAGTAGCGGTGTTGCTATTATAGTGCCTGTTCTATTAACAAATTGATAATCTCTTTCTGTAATTTCAGTATTTAAGATTAATTCTTTGTCTTCTATTTTTTTAGAGTTATTGTATCTATTATCACATTTAATGATATAATTGTATACTGAGTGCAATTTAATAGTCTAAATTATACTCTACTGAAATAGCCATATTATTATTAAAATGTTTCCAAGGTAATATCTCGTCATTCTTTTTAATAAATATTTTATAACAATTTTCTTCTTGTAATATATCACATATTGTATGTCCACCATAAACCTCTTGGCCTACAGAATAATGCATTGCTTCATTCTTATAGTCTTGGCCAATAGATATTTTTCTAATTAATTTCATTAAATTTTTATTAATATGTCCAAATTGTTTTTTCAGGAGCGTTTGGATAACCAATTCCTAAATGTATAAATCCTTTTTTTCTACTAATACCTATTCTAGTAAAACCTACTTCAATAGCAGCCTTAACTAATCTAAATGTTTTACCACCACTATCACTTACAATATCAACAGCAGCACCGTATGAATGTTCACCGGGTTGTTTTTTTGCTGCTTCTATTGGATGCTCAGGACTACGATAGCTCGATGTAATTTTAATTGGATAACCATAAATTTCTCGCATTTCATCTAACATAGATAAAAGCTTTTTATCCATCATATCAAAATTATTGAATTCAGATTCATTAAAGTATTTCATTTTATTTTTTTAATTTCTGGGTTATACCTATAACAGTATAAATAATAGTTAAAAATAATACTACAGTTTGCAGCATTGGATTTATATCGGGTAGAAAAGAGAATGTTATTCCACTAACAGAAATTCCGTATATTTTAAGATCTTGCATTTTTTTATTTATGTTTACTATTTCCAAATACTTTTTCCACACCACGAGATCCGAAATAGCCTCCAATTACAATAGTAAGAAGACCGGTTATTGAATCTAAAGGGTAGCCCATATACCAGCCGGCTACATAACTTACTGTTAAAAAAACTAAAGTTAAAGGACGAACATTTGCCGCAAGCCATGAACCCGAAGTTGCATCCGCCACCCAGCGTCTTGTTGTACCATCTATTTCAGCTCTTTCAATATCTAATTTTTTAAGTGCAATTTTTTTATCTCCTTCTGACATATCAGAACCACCTATAATAGCTTGTATTACTGAACCCACAGGCGTATCTCCTGCAATTGCGCCAACGACGTTAGGAATTTTTTCTAATAAAAATTTTCCAACACCGGTATCTTTAAAACGTTTTTTAGCCATATTTAATTATTTTATGATAAACCAAATTTAGCTTTATCGGCATTATAATTATTTAAAACTTCTGCTGCTGTAAGTGCTGAAGAATAAACTCTGCATATTCTGAATACACCGTTCCAAGATTTATTAGTATAAGCATAACGACCACCAATCAGAAAATCTCCATCACTTATAAAATTAGCACCAGATATGCTAGATGTGCCATCTAATGAGCCGTTTAAATAAGTTTTTATTTGTAATGAACCACTTGAACCTCCTGCTGTTAAAACATACTGTGCAAAACTGCCATAAGTTAATGCAGACCCAATATTAGCATAAGTATTACTTGAATTTGATTTTACAAGCTGATGCAAACCTGTACCACTTGCACCATATAAACCTATAATATACCCTTGGGCAGTACTATATGCACTGTACCCAGGTCTCCCATAAGTATTGTGAAAAACGCTATCGCTTGCCTGTTTTGAATCTATTCTTGCCCAAATCTCCACAGTATAATTACTAGTACTAGAACCTAAAATAGTACCAAAACTTGCATTAGCTCTTAATTGAGTATTTCCACCACTTTGAAACTTCCAACCTTGATTTCCTGCAGGATCTGAATCACTTGAATTAGTTTTGTCAACACTATTAGCATCTAACATATCGCCAGTTGCACTACCTGCTAAAGCAGTTAAAGCTCCTGTTGAACCACTACCACTTGTTTGAGTTGTGTCCCAATGTAATTTCAATCCCGTAGCAATTGGATCAGGGGTTGTATTACCACTTTTTAAAAATAAATTTTTTTTAACTGCACTCATTTAAATAAATTTTACAATATCACTTTTTTTAGTTAAACTGTTTAAAGCAATAATATCATCATCATATTTTTTTTTGATTGCACTTCTTTCATCTTTTGTTTTTTGTGATATTTCTGTTCCTGCTTCAAAAGCATCTAAAACTTCTTTTTGAGTTGCCCCTAAATCAATATCTTTTTTTATATCTAATTTAACTATTGCTTGTTCTTTTAAATCAGAAACACTTTCAGACCAAGTTTTATCTTTTACACTATAAACAAATTTTTTTTTAGATTCATCAAATTTTAAATCTGTTAATTCTTCAACAACACTATTGTGTTCAGGAATTTCTACATCGTAAAAACCTTCTGTTTCTAATTCAGAATCTGATAATAAATTAAAACCAGCCATATAATATTTTAAACCTTTATATGAACTTGGTAACACATTAAAAATTTTTATTTTTTCTGCCGTTTGTTTTGCTTTCATATATTATTTATTAAGGAGTTGTATCACTTGCATAAGTGTTTACACAATAAGCAAATTCATCATTTCCACCATCTTGTAAACATACAACTTGTAATAAACTAGTAGAACTTCCATCATAATCACCACCAACTTTATTAAATACATCTGTACCCGCACCACCCGCAGAAAGTGTTACAGTTTGATCACCACTTAAATTATATATTTCAATACACTGTCCTAGTTTAAAATTGCTAAATGTTATTGTAGTTGCACCTGTTAAAGCACCACTTAATTTAAAAACACATCCTGCTGACCAATCTATTGCTATTGATGTTGAAGTTGTAACTGCAACCTGTGCTGTATATCTATTTGCCAGTTTATCGTAGGTAACAGAATCATCTGATAATACGCTACTTGTTACTTTTGTTATTGCCATATTATATTATTATGAAATTGATATTGTTCCAGTACCTGAAGTAAATACAGATATTTTATAAGATC